CTCGACTTGCCGCCGTGGGCAGTGACCGACGGTAGAGGTCTTTGGCGATGAGTTCCAAGATCCCGATATTCGTCGAAAGCGATTGATTGCGGATCAGTTCAGCGTAAGTCGTCAGGTCGATGGGTCCATTGGTGTTGAGTGTCGTCGTCATGGCTCCTTCCTCCGTTCGATTTCGGTAGTCACCACCGCTGCCTGTGCTTTGGTTGTGCGAAGCATCTTCGGGTGATGCTCCTGGTAGTCGCGTTCCAGGGTGTTGAGTCGCAACCCCCACGCATAATACGTCTCGTCGGCCACCTTGCCCCTATAGCTGCCCACCACCACGCCCCCCGCGAAGCTGAGCGCACAGAGGATCATCCCGACGCCCAGGAGTCCGAGCCGACGTTGCCGGCGGGCATACTTAGCCAGCGTCGGGAACATTCTGGCGGATACCGGGTCAAGTGCTGTCATCGTCGTCTGGTTCCTCTCGCTCATCTTCCTCTAACCATACAGACCCATATTCTTCATAGACATCCTTACCGCATTCTCTGCCGAGTTTGCGAGGCGCGAGCAAGACTTCTTGCTCTTTCGAGAGCGGTATTTGTACGATTCGACGTGAATAGGGGATATGATCGTTTTCAAATTGTACTGCGATTCTGGTGCGATATGTATTAACCAACACTACAGTCAATTTCATGTGCATCCTCTCTGTCCTCCTCCTCCGCCCGTCGCCGACACAGCGAGCGTCGGGGCGGTTGTCGATGGTCATGGCCGCTCCCTGTACAAGAGGTTAATTACCTTAAACGACAACCGTCGATTGACTGAACTGATCCCCACGCTGCAATGGTCGTTCAGACCAGTTATCGCAGGCATCCATCTCTCTATTATTGGTCGAAACACAATACCCTCTCGCTGTTGTCCATTTGGATAGGTGCCCTCCGCGTAGGAGCGCAGCGCATCATCTGAGAAGTCCATGGACCAGGAGGAACCCCAAAAAAGTACCGGCACTGTAGGGATACCCCATTGAAGACACGCGGCTTGCCACTCGTGGAAGTTAAGGTATCGCTTTTCCCTGATATTCCATACTTGAAAACAGAAGGGGAGAATCTGCTTCAGTCCCATCGGATTCCCCTGAATCCCAGGACCGGCCACTTCGAACTGCACGGCGTACCCCTCTGGAATGTTCCGCCACGGCTCCGTCATGCAGCGCCAGAAGGCGTTGCCGTCGGTCTCTTTCAGTTCCCAGTTACGGCTACAGACGCCAAAGTGCCCGTCATAGCGATAGGCGGTCCCTGATGATCCATCTATTTTGACGGTCGCATAATATAGTAGCCCCTTGATGGCCTCGACCATCTCGGGCACGCTCTGGAAATTCGGCTCGTCGGTCTTCGGGATGAATCGAGGGAAATCCCCGTAGACCTCGCCGGCCAGACAGGTTGGGATGGGCTTCTCATACTTCGCGACGCCCGCTTGCTCGGTTACGTCATCCCCTACCTGCCCGTCTATCGTCTGTGGCATGATGAGCGCCTCGGATGGCATCCCGCGAAACTTCGCCATGCGGACCCGGTAGCCATGCTTCTCCATGAAGCTGAATTCTTGCGTCTGCGGGAGTAGGCTGTCTTGAAGGTAGACTTGACAGGGTGAGCCTAATGGTAGTTGACCTTTTTGGACCACACCATGCCAGCGTCCACCAGAACCGCAGACCACCAAAACCGCCTCGATTTTATCGGCGTCCGGGATTGGAATCACGCCTACCACTTGTCCGATGTACACTTGTTTACTAGCCATGCGTCCTCCGTTAAAAAATCCTGTGTGGCCGGCTCGATCCGGCTTGCAGGCGTCCAGGAGAGACGCGAATCACTAACCCATTGTGGGGGCCGTCGATCCCGTTACTCCTGGGACGGCGCCAGGGCGTCAGTGACGCGGAAGGGAGGAGTCTCGACCGGTGGTGCGTGCTGGGCCAGTCGAGACGCGACACGGGATTCTCATCGCAGGTCATGAGCGCCCAGCATTAAAACTCTATTATGGGTGATTCGCCGTCTTTCCGTAGACCGCATTTTTTGCAGACGTATTCGCCGCGCTCCAACTCCCGCACGCGATACTTTAGATGATCGCGTTCAATCGCATATTTGTGTGCCGTTTCGCTTAGCAGCCTAATAGCAGATTTGAGGTCTTCTGCGATGCGCGGCGACTCAATCTCTGGGAGTCCATGCTCGCGCAGTTGGGTGTTGGTCCAATCAACTACACTGGCACGCTCTACCAATAACTGGTCGCGCTCATCCATCACCGCTTCAAGCGCATTACACACCCGATCAAAGACCGACTCCGCGATGCTCTCCCTCGGCATATGGTTGGTATCGAGACTCGCGTAAAACTGATCCCTGTATGCCCCCAACTTCTCTCGCGTCATGGCTCCCGCTCCGTCGGTTGTGCTGCCATTAACTCCCGAGCTACCTGCACATCCTTTTTAGTTATCTCTACCCGCCGCAACATTTGTATCGCGACATCACGCCGGAACGCCTCCCACTCCTCGTGGGAGTATCCCATCCCATAATAATTCGCAAACGCATGGAGTCCGGATGCGTGGAGAAGATCTGCTACCTCCTGGACGGTCATATTTTCTGTCTCTCGCTGTTCTTGCATCATCACTCCTTCTTCGCTTTTTCGCGTTCCCATGCCCAATCCTGCGCTTGCGTTTTTGTCGTGATGAACTGTGATGGGGAGGTTTTCTGACAATGGGCTTCCAGGTCATTGACACGCCTCACCACGGCCTGCATGTTCTCCGTCGCCACCCGCCCTTGATACGCACTCAGTACATCCCGTCCGATGATGTAGACGGAGAGGGTGAGGCCGATTAGGGCGAGGATGCTGCGTCGGCGTGCCTTGCGGGCGTAAGCGGCCAGTGTGGGAAACAGTCGCGCTTCGACCGGATCAAGTGGCTTCATGATCTCCCTCCTGGTGATCAACAAGTGCATATCCTGGCCCAATTCTCTCTAGTCTCACAACGCGGAACGTTCGCATAATCATCGCCGGGTCGTTCGTGACGACAATTACCGCTCCGCCTCTGCAGTCAACCAACCGGCCATCGAGCGTTGTTGTAGTGTTACACGAGAGCCCTTCGGTTTCAACTTCTACTCTATACGCGAGCATACGATGCTCCTCCCCATAAATCTCCTGTGTGGCCAGACTCGATACCGGCTGGGGTTTTCGTTTAACGACTCCTTACGGGCGTCAGTCGGCAGCACTGTTTGAGCCGTCGGTTAGTGTAACTAATAGTACCCCGATATTTTAACCCACGAACTGCTTTACGCGGCCCCATGCGTCCTTCCGCATCGCACACAGGTCAATGTTACGCGGTTTCAGCGTCTATCCACGCCTGCACGAGTCGCAAGGCGGTATCGATAGCCGCGTCAAGCGCATGAAATCGTGACGCATCACGGACGCTCTCAATCTCATTCAAGTAGTTGCTTGCATTAACTAGTGCCGATTCTACGTCAGCTAACGTGGTTTCACCCATCAATCTCCCTCCTCTAAATCCACCGTCACCACTCTCCGCTCTGGAAACCTCCGCTGAAATTCCTCTTGTGCGCCTTGGTACGTGAACCCCGGCCAGATCATCGAGCGACGTTCACCGTCCTGCTCATAGACAATCAGATAGTCCTGCATCCAGTCGTTCATGGCACCTCCTGCCTCGCCCCCGCCCGCAGATCCTTCCCCGCCTCCTTGACCTGTCCGGCAATCGTCGTCCACTCCTGCCGTCGATACAGTTCGTTTGCCGTCACGTCCAGAATCGCCGCAATCGTCGAGTACGGTTGCAGTGTCAACCACGCGGCGTAATTGTTGAGGCTTATCTGGTAGGGGTCACACGTGAGGGTCGATGGATCCACAGTGTTGCGGGTCATAGACAGCATCGGTCCGTCGGAAATGGCTACCCTCCTCCTTTCAATTCTCACTCACTCGCCCGAGGCTCATGGTGTAGCACCAGAGGATGATCTTGTGGCTATCGCGTGGCAGCAGCATCATGCTCAGGTTCGCCGTCAGCGTGAGCCGCTGGCCGCCTGGACTGCCGAGACAGGCGCGAGTGGGTGTGGCGAGTGGGGTGCGGTCGATGGTGGTCATGATTGCCCTCCGGTGTGTCGTTCGGCTATGTGTGCGTAGATCACACCGACATTCCAATTGATTCGCCAGCGGCGGTAATCCGACATGCAGCGTGCATGAACGGGCTCTGCGCGTTCAATGTTCCCCTCTACGGTCCCATCTATTCCCACCAAAATACACGGCCCATCATCACTCGTTTCACAGAGCGGACAGGATGCGTGTTGGGGGAAGTGCTCGAAGAATCGAATCCCCGCGAGTGTGAGCACTGGCGTCTGCTCTGTTTGTATATCGGTCTCCATGGCTATCTCCCTTGTCGCAAATCCGCCAGCGCCCGCGTGAGGTCCATGCTGGCGCGATTCACCGCCCGGCACCCCGCGCACACCCCCTCCTGCATGTCCGCCCGCTCTAAGTCGCGCTCAGGGTAGCAGGTGTGACAGATCCGGCACTTAGCGACGATCATCGGGCGATCTGCATCCCAGGCGGAACGGTTGGCTTGCAGGTTAATGACCATTGTGGTCATGCGTGCTTCCCTCCCTTCTCCGGCTTGACGATAGCAACAGCGATTCGCCGTATCTCCGGCTCCCATCCATATTTCGCTGAGGCGAGCGCGTGCCACCATAGGTCACGGACGCGCAGCTCGTGAACTGGGGCGATGGTGATCATGTCAATCGTGATGCGGACGCGGCGGGGTGTCATGGTGTCCCCTTAAAACGGTGTGGAGTCGTCGGGTTCAGGTTCGGATGGCGTCATCCGCGCAATCCGGCCCTTGATCGACTCCGCGAAGGCTCGCGCGTCGTCTGCAGGCATCCGCGCCTTCCCGCCGATCTGATTGACCCAGGACACGCGGGCAAAGGTCTTGCCATCATACGTATTATGGTCAACGACGATCTCGACTTCGTGCGCATCGATCCCGGTCAGGTCGTCAATATCCTCTCCGCGCCACCCACAATACCGAAGTGACTGGATTGTCCGGTCGAAGGTCTTGTCAGTGAAGTATCCGGTCCAGGTGACCGTCTGCCCGTCATATTGGCCGCCGACAATCGCAAACTTCACGACGATCTGTTCTTTCCCGTCTTTGGTGTAGCTCAGATAGCCATCGACTGCTTGAGCGGTGTAGGTGGTAGCTGGTAACAAGAACGCCATTTATGCCTCCTTGAGTGTCAGGTAAGAAAGTAAGTTGCGGGTCTCGCAGAACGCCATGAATCTCCCGGCCCACTCGTTCAGATGGTCGTCCATTCCGCAATACCGAAACAACGGGAGCGGGTCCGCGTACTTCACGCGCCAACAGTCCTCACCTTCTTCGAGCCGGACCAGAAGATACCGGCACTCGTCCACATCGAGCATGTGGAGATAACTTGTCCATTGCAGGCTTGCTGCGTAGTATTCCGGGTCGAAGTCTTTGTCCTTTGTCTTGATTTCCCACGGGGTCGCTCCGACAATCCGGTCCACCCGTCCCCTGAGCAGTGGGGCGTGAGGAACACGGTCAAGTACCCGTGAGCACCATACTTCAGAGATGCCGTCTTTAAGCGGTTCTAGAGCGTCGTCAACACTCTCGCGGTCAAACAATAGTCCATCGATGCTATAAAATTCACTCGTACTCTCAACATCTGGCGACCGTTCCGCGATCTTATGGAACGCCGCTCCGAGCAGCATCGCAGGCGTGGGCGTGATCGGCTCACGCTTGATCCGTGATTCCAGGTCCTGAAGCGACATGAAATCCGCTTCGTGAAAGAGCCGAAAACTATCAAGCAGCGATGGGGTGATCCTTAACATATTTGCCCTTTCCCTTCAGACCTTCCCACTTCAGGTTGAGCGCCTTCGCCCGTTCGCTCAGCATCGCCTTAACTTGTGCGCCGATCACACCGTTCGTCTTGCTGGCCTCACTCACAATCGCTGTCAGCGCCTCGGCGGTCGCAATGGCTGCGAATCGTTGGCGCCACGCCTCGACTTCGGCTTTCGCGGCGTCGTCTTGCTGGCTCATGGCGTTCAGTTTGTTTTTTATTAGGGATATTATTCCGGCCAAGAAATTAGGGGTCGTGGAAAAATGCGGAACCGCCAGCGCAGGTAGCTGTCCCGCGTTCTTCCCGACCCACTTCTCCGAGGGGTTGAAATCAAGGATGGTGCCCTTCACGCCTCGGTACATATACGCAATGCCATCAGCGCGCTTGAACACTTCACTGTAACTCCCGCCCTGGATATCAGGTCGGACAATCAAGGTGTCGTTGTCCTTCTCTTCGCGGTCATGGGCGATCAAGACGACATCTTTTCCGTAGCTCAGGAGCGTCTTGAGCCATCCGGCATAGGCCGCCTTCAATTCGCCGTAGCCTTGCAGGGTCAACGCCCCGGTTCCACGCCCCATCTTCGGATTCTGCTGGACGATGTAGATCGAGAGGGCGTCGAGCAGTCGGCCCACGGTATCGACGACGACGGTGTCATAGGGCGCCAGGTCGTCAGCCGTGAGCCCCATAATGTCCTCCCATGTGCGGATCTGGACACTATCCTTGCGGTACTCTGACCGATAGGCGCCGCCGTCAAAGTCCAAGAGGATCGGGCGCTTTGCCGTGAACGCGAGGCTGGTTTTCCCAGATCCTGGTTGCCCGAACGCGAGAATAGTAATGTTCGTGACAGGTATTGATTGATCGGCTTTCGTAATGGTGATGCTCACTGCTCTCCTCCTTCTGGATAGGTGGCTGGCTTTTTATTACTTGGATCGGTCAAGTATTTAGCCAAACTGTTTTCACGTGGCGCCCTGTCCTTCAGTTCATCCTGCAAATACGCCAACACCTCTTCCTTCGCGCGTCGATCGAGCTTCGCCAGGTCAGCGCAGACTCGGATAATTTCTCGTGTAGTTGTACGAGCCATTCGACTCTCCTTTGCTCAATAAAGCCCCGTATATTCTCCGGCAAAATGTAGTACCGTAAGGTTCTCAAGGCCTGATAGCTTCATGTTGGTGTCGGCAATGTCCCGTTGCAATCTAGCCCGCTGGCGTTCTTTCCATGCCACCATTGCCCGCTCTCGGCATTCATCAAGACTCAACTTCTCTGGTCCCCATTGCGCCATCAGGTATTTCTCTGAGCCAACAGAGCCAACCATCACCGGATCGGGCTGTCCTGGGCTATACCAGATCTCTACTTTACCGAAATACGCCTCGTGCAGCGCCAACCCATACATGCCGAGGGCTTGGAGCGGGATCGGCTCAATATTAAATTTCCCGATCTCTATTTTCGATGGACACAGCGCCTCAAAGACGCGGATCAGCCCGGCGTCCATCCGCAAAAACGGATTGGCCTTCTTGTCTGGTCCATAGAGTTCCCGTTGCCCCTCCAGGCCAAGCTCGGTGACCTTCGATTGCCATGCCTCCGGGTCTGCGATTAACGAGGCGTTGTCGGCGTCAATGAACGTCGTCACTTCCATGCTTTTCCTCCCTCCCTACAAATTCCCGTCCCCTGTTAAACCAAAATTTCACATTTGCTGCTCTCAGGATTCGTATATCCGCCTCCTCGATTCGCCCCGCCTCCAGGACTCGCGCACACAGTCCCTCCGTCGGCCGCTGCGTCGTCCGCGTCAGGTGCGCCTGGAGGGCGCTATCATTCGAGGTGACGCCCCGGACCACGAGCGGCGTCGCTTCGTCCCAGGTCAGGGTTTCGGGATACCAGGCGCGGCTGCTCATCTCGGTTTCCCCTTGCTCTCTCCGAGGACCACAAGAAAACGCACACCAACCATGATGCTAAACGGGCTCGTCACCCACCACCAGGACCAATCGATATACCCGGTGAGCTTGAGTCCGACAAAGAGGATTCCCAGTAGCCCGGTGATGTTGACTCCGCCGTCTTCTCGACTCATCGCTCCCCCCTCATTTCCGTGTCTCGCTTATATTCGTCGATGCAGTCCGGATCTCTCCGCTCCTCGGCGTCCGCGTCGCGTTGGGCGACTCGCAACCGCTCCCTGATACAGGTGATCTGCCGCCATGATTCTAGGAGCACCTCTGGACCATACCGGGAGATCGGATGCAGGCTCCATGCATTGGGGAAGGTCTCAGGACGGTAGGATAGCTGGAAGGCCGTAGAGGTCCGAAGTTCCGGCAACCCATCTGCCCCGACGAATAACTCGCCTTGCAACTCGCCACCCTCGGTCTTGATCATGACCGCTTCACGTAGCAGGCTCATCGCATCACCTGCCAGCGCGTGACATGCATCCGGGTCTGGATGTCTGTGAGCGCCTGCTGATCTCCCGCCCGCGCTCGCTCGATCAGTGAGCGGCCCCACCGTGCGGCTCGATCAATCTTTGCTTTGTCCTCGACCGACAATTTGAACTCATCTCCAAGACTTTCTGGAAGATCGTCCGCTTCCATGCGGGTGTCGTACTCTGGTGGGTCGGTGATCATTATGCGGTCATCAATCATGGTCTCCCCTCCATGCTCCCAAGGAAGTGTCACAGGCAGGCCGTGGGAGGTCGGCTTTTCGGGGTTAACGCCCTAGCCTGTGCATGGGTTACGCCGCTTCGTCTATCCCTAACAACAACTGATCCACGGTCTCTCGTAACGTGCTTCGCCGCAATCGGCTCATCCGGGTCAAGATCGACAGCGCCCGCCCGCGCAAGCTGTCCAACGTCTCGCTAATCTCCGGGATCGTTTCCGGGCAGTAGTAGCCCGCCGGCGGATGCGGACTGCTCGCAATCGGGCAGTCGTGCTGCTCGATCAGTGCCTTGACGATCTTGCGCACCATGCGGTCACTCAGGCCGGTACGGATCGCCAGCGCTTGGGCGCCGATGGCCTCGGATCGCCCGTGGCAGCAGGAGATCAGGGACCAGAGGCGCGACTCATCGGGGGTCATGACGATCATCCTCCCCGCCGACCCGCGCAAGCATTCCAAAGGTAATTGCAGTGAGCAGCCCCAGGCCGAGCCAGACCGTGACGAGCAGGAACCAGGTTGAGGGATGGCCGAACCATCCGTTGAGGATCATGGTGACACCTCCATAGGTGAACCGTCTGGTTTGACGATTAGGAGTGTAAGATTCGGGTAACGTTCGCGGAACTCGGCGTACTTGTGCTTATTGGCGTGGTAGGCTTGGCGGGTGCCGCAGACTTCGATGTAAGTGTCGGTTCCACACACCTGAAAATCTGGACGGTACGTAGATCGTGACAGATAAAATCGCGTCCCGTTGCTCCCAATGTATTTCACCTTCACGCCGCGCCGCTCCATGATGACCTGATAGGCGAACTCAGCGCAGGTCATGCCCTCCACCTTAAACGTTTCAGAGAGACCACGCCGAGAGTGAGGACCAGAAGGCCAGCAGCTCCGCTGACAGAACCGCTGGTTCATGGCGCGAGGCTGATATTCGCCGCCGCAGCCGTTACAGACGCGACGCGTAGGCCGCCACGGGGTGTGTGCCGCACTGGCGAGGGCGTCCTTCGCTTCACGGCACGCCGCATGGTAATGGTGTTTGCGGCTCATCGTGGTGAGCGGCTTCCCGCAACTACGGCAGGTGTTGGGGGTCTGTTGCGTGTTCATCATGTTTGTATGATAAACCGGATTACGGTTGCTGTCAAGAACATTCTTGGGTAAAATGAGAGGTGCCACGAAAAAAAGTGAGAGGGGGGACTACAAGGTCAGGTGTCTGGACTCAGTGGGCATCATGCAGGTCGTTCGGTAGAGGAGCGACGACGTGCGGGACTACACCAGCTTGGTTAGGTCGTCGAGGAGTTTGAGGAGTCGATGGTCGTTTAGGCAGACAATTTCCGCCGAGGCTTGCGTCGTGCGTGACCGTCCAAAGGGCGGCCGTGGGTCTCGCGGGCATACCAATACAGGTCGTCTAAAATCTTCCGCCATTGCTTGTGTTGGATCGACAGCGGGAGCTGTTCCATTGCCTTAATGAGGACCGTGACTTTCGGATCAAGACGCGGTTGCCACTCCCGCGTGTCGGCGACCAGGTCCGGCGCTCCCAACGCCTCACTGATCGCCACGATCTCGTCATAATAGAGTTTCGTTCGGCCCATGAGTTTGTTGGCAAGGGTAGGCCGCTGCTTCCCAATGGCGAGCGCCAGGGTCTCCTGTTTAATCCCCCGCTGCTTCATCAGGAGCTTAATGCGTCGGCATAAATCAATGGTTTGTAGCATGAACATCATTATCGACAACAGCGCCTTTGCTGTCACGTAAAATAAAGTTCTTGATTTGTGGTTCATAGATAGTTTATAATAGGAACATGAAAACAACCTGTTTTGCTCACCGACTCCGCACGGCCCGCCAGAAGGCGGGATATACCCAAGGGCAACTCGCCAGCCTGATCGGGCGCACCCGATCCGTCGTCACGAACTACGAGGCGGGTCGCGTCCAACCCACACCCGATGGATTGAGTCGCATCGCGTCACGGCTGGCCGTCACGACGGACTATCTGCTCGGTCGTGAGGCACGCCCGCATCCGAAGCAGAGGCCATAACATGATCGGTCACCAATTAGCGGCCCTCCGTCGTCGCGCCTCGTTGTCGCAGTCGGCGTTGGCAGTGGCCTCCGGCGTCAATCAAGGGGTGATTTCCCGAATCGAGCGCGGCGACATCAAGGAGCCACGGTTCACAACGATGGTGAAACTCAGTGAGGCGATGGGGGTGTCACTCGATGCTTTTGTTACACGCGGAAAGCGCACCACTGAGAAACAATAACTGTGGATAGCGTAATGCAAGACAGCATATTTGTCAATACGCCATTTGGCGTATGCCATGAGGCGTATGGGTGAGCAATGCTGACCCTCGCAAACCTCCGCTATCTCTCGCGGCTGGTGCAAAACGACTACTGGGAGGCGACGGAGATCCGCAAGCCTACCAAGAACCGGGCGCAACTCCTGGAGGAGATCGCGGACAAGCTGGCGGCGAGAGACAAAGAGGACTCGATGATCCGGGAGCAGTTGCGCCTAGTGATGCAGGAGCCGGACGGGCGCGTCAAGAAAGGGAGGAGATGAAAGGGGGTGAGCGGATGGCAGGGAAAAAGAAGTCGGCTGCAAAGCCAAGCAAGCCAGCAGGGAAGACGAAGAAAAAGTAAGCCTGTCGCCGTGTAGGGGATGCAACATTCGGTCTAGCGAGCTGAAAGGCTCAGAGGGCAGGAGGGGCCGAGCGGCGACATTCCCAATGACACACCGAGGGTGCGGATAGGACTCTAGATCCGACAAGGTTGGCTCTCCACCAGCTTTCCGCGCCGCTACTTTATGGAGATCGCTTGGAGGGCGAGAATGACATACCGAGCCAGGCCGTCAACCATGACGCTGCACTTTTCTCCATCAACACGTCCGCCAGCTATTCCAAAACACTACCCCTTCGCCCCGCTCGGCACTGTTGCACCCACGCCTCAACGACCAGCCACCCCGCAGCAGACGCCAAGGGCGAAGTGATGTCGATCACCTTCACGAAGCTCTTTTCCTCGATTACTGAATCAACAGTCTGGTGTGAGCCGTCAGACATCCGAATTGTCTGGATTACGATGCTGGCGATGGCTGACAAAAAAGGGCGAGTGTGGGCGAGCATCCCAGGGTTAGCAAATCGCGCAAGAGTCACCGTAGAGGATACCCGTATTGCGATCACAACCTTCCTCTCTCCTGATCCTGATAGCCGAAGTCATGAGGAGGAAGGCCGGAGAATACGGGAAATTGACGGAGGCTGGCAGTTAATTAACCATGCGAAATATCTCGCAAAACGGGATGAAGAAGATCGTAAAGAGTACAAGCGGGAATGGATTAAGGAGCGTAGACAAAACTGTAGACAAAAAACGTCTACTGTAGACCGTGGTAGACCACAGTACCCCCATGCAGATGCAGATGCAGATGCACTTAAAGAAAAGAAAGAACCCCCCTCACCCCCCAAGGGGGATGATGGGTTTAATGAATTCTGGAAAGCCTACCCGAAGAAGAAATCCAAGGGTGACGCCGAAAAAGCCTGGAAGGCCCTCAAGCCGACAAAGGATCTCCTCCAGACCATCCTCGCCTCAGTAGAACGTCAGAAGGTCTGCGCTGATTGGATGAAAGAGGGCGGTCAGTACATTCCTCATCCAGGAAGGTGGCTCCGGGCGAAAGGATGGGAGGACGAAGAGACCGTCGCTCCTCCACCAGATCCAGACTCCAACCTCACCCCCACGTTCACCGACGAAGAAGCAGCGGACGCCTGTATTCACGGCTGGTTTCGGAGCCGTGCGTTTCGCGTGAAGCATGGGGACCCTCCAGACGTGGAGTGTGGGCGATGCCGCGCCGATCTTTTCCCTGCCGGTGACGCATGAAGCCCATAGCGACGGCATCGGAATCGGAAATGGCGGTCTTGGGGGCGATGCTCCAGGACCATCAGGCGCTCCAGACGGCACGAGCGATCCTCAGCGAAGAAGATTTCTTCCGCGATGCCCATCGGCTCATCTATGCGGCGCTGTGTGACCTCACCGAGCTGCGTGGCGTGCCGGCAGACCTCGTAACCGCCACAAACGAACTACGACGACGGGGGCAGCTTGAGGAGGTGGGGTCGAGTGCCTACCTGGCGGCCCTCCTTGACGCCGTACCGACGACGGCCACAGTCAGCCACTACGCGCGGCAGGTCGCGGAGGCCGCCCATGCCAGACGCGTCGCCGAGGCCGCGCAGCAGTTGTATGTGGCTGCCAGAGATCACGCCGAGGGCTGGCAAGATGCCTATGAGGCGGTCAAGCACATGATGGAGCGGACCGGACCGACCGCTCACGACGGCACGTGTCGCACGATTGGGGATGTACTGGCAGAAGTCGTCAGTGCGAGCCGGAATGACGATGGGCCTCCACAGATCGGGTCTCAATGGCCGATGTTGACGCGGCTGTTGTCCGGGGGATTGGTGCCGGAGGAATTGTGCTACGTCGGAGCCCGCCCGAGGATAGGCAAGTCGGCCATGATGTTGGAATGGGCACGGTGGCTCGCGCAACAGAAGGGGCAGCGGGTGATGATCGTCTCGTGTGAGATGTCCCTCGCCGCACTGGGACGCCGAATCATCACCCAAGCCGGCGCAGTGGTGGCCTCCACGCTCAGGCGAGGGCATTTGTCTGAGGGGGACCATGTGCGGGTGGCGGCGGTCGTGGAGCAGTTGAAATCGTTACCCATCACCATGGTCAGCGGGGTGAGGACCGTGCAGGCGATTGATCGGGCCATTGCCGGACAGCGCGTGAAACCGTCGGTGGTCTTCGTCGATTACTTGCAACTCTTAAGCGCCAAAGGCCGAGACACCAGGGAGCGTATTGAACTCAATAGCGCCGGACTCAAGCACCTCGCCGTCTCCCACAAGCTCGTCGTGGTCTGTCTCTCATCCCTGCGTCGTCCGACCGGAGAGGCGAAAGACCCGATGCCGACGCTCTCGGATTTGAAGGAGTCCGCGAACCTGGAGCATGACGCCGACGCGATTCTCTTGCTCCATCGACCGGCGTTGCCGATGGGGATGCTCAGCCAAGAGGCGACGTGTATTGTGGCGAAGGCGCGAGAGGCAGAAATGGGGGCCGTGAAGATGCGATTCGAGCCGGCGTACTT